ATCATATTTCTAAAATTGAATTTACCTCCAATAATGCGGTTTACTTCGTTTCTTGTCATTGCGTTAGCCATAGGAGCGTTAATAACTTCTTCAGCAGTGAGCGAAGCACCTTTAATAATTCTACTTTGTCCGTTCTTAGACTCAAAGAAACCAGAAGAAGCAGCAATTACCCAGATATTAGCTTGTGTAACAGTGTTTGCGGTCTGATTGAATAAGCCTAATCTAAATTGCAGCGTGTAATTTCCGATTAATCCTACGCTGAGTCCTGTACTGAGTTGAAAATCGATTCCGGGGCGAAGGACTAAGAAGCCACCGGTCAGCGCGACATTTCCCCCTGTAGTTCCACTATTACCAGAAATTTTACCTCTTCCTGTCCATTGTTGATAATCCATATGCAAACCTCCTTGAACTGAACACCTGTAAAGTTGCTGCTGAGAATGGCTGCTCATGAGCCCCGAATAATTATCGAAGTTCAAATTTATGTTCGTGATGGGAAAATAATAATCCCCATCGGTTGCCGCGTATGTTAATGGTTTAACATAAATAATTAAGTAATCGGGGATATTTGATAATGTAATAGTTTGAGATTCAACAGATGTAGTTCCTCCAGCAGTAAAACCAGTTAAAGTTACCGGGGTGTTATATCTCGGAAATTCAAACATCGGAACGCGAGACACTGGCGGAAGAGAAATCGAAAGGGATGGCGTTAAAAACAGACATCTAATGCGTGCATTTTTAAATGGACCAATCGCGTTATTATATCCAATAGTATTAATAGTTCTATTCCGTGCAGTTGTATGACGTAAGAGACGACCAGAAGTTTGTGTTAAATTTGGTGGTTGCATATTCATGATGAAGCTAATGTTCTGAATAGAGAAGAGCCCAGTCGAGTTTTCAGAATCTGCAAAGGCAAAAGGGGATAAAATTAATTTTTCGGTTGTTGTTAATTTGAAGAATAAATTATAAGTTAGAACAGGCGCGCCAGTAACACGAGGCACGCCGTCTGTATAGGTAACAGCAGCAGTTATTCCGTCATTATATGTTCCGTTGCCTACTAATTCTGCACCAGCTGAATCAGTAAACACAAGGTCAGCGTATGCACCATTTGGTACATAGTCTGAACCATACGCTGAGCCATAACCGTTCAATGGACTGTTGGACGTGAGATACCCACTATTATACGAGGCGTAGTTATCGGGCATGTACGGGCATGTTCTCATTTCACGATTGGAGGGAGTATCAACCATACGAAGAATTTCGGTAAGTGTGTCATTATTATTTTGTGAAACAGTTGCATCATTAATAGTTGCTGTAAGGGTTGTGATTAGAGAATTTAAAGGATACTGCGTGCTGGCACCGTCGAGCCCTAATTTAAAAATTACATCACCAACAGTTGGAGGAGTACCGCCAATGGTAATGTTCACAGTAAAATAAATTTCTGAGGTTACGTCAAATGATTTATCGATGAATATGTTCTCCGATGGACTGGTCACTTGAAACGTGATTTGTGAAGCGTTGGCGCCGATAGCACTGAAGGTACCCGACGTAATACTTGCAGCACCCTTTGAGACTGCATATTTCATCTGACTTTGGACGATTCTATCATCGAACACTGCGATTTTTTCAATATCACTCATATATATATTATAATGGATAAAATAATTTATAGATTTATATTTAATATTTTTATAGATTAAATATAAACTAAATCTAAATTAAATTTAAATTTAAATTAAAGATTTCTTCTTGAACATTATCTTCAAACTTGCCGATGAAAACGCGGGCATTGCGATGGGGTACAGCTGGAGGTCCAATCTCGATTTCCAGTAGATTTGAAGGTCAATTTGTGTTAATGGTTGTTGATTATTCATAAAAGACGACATACGATATTCACCAGAAGGAACATAAGAAATAAATTCTCTATAAGCTGACGCTCCGTTGTCCATTCCGAGCGCAATGTCAGTTATGATAGGTTGGAACGCGTTGGTTGTTTGAGTTCCTAAATTATCACCTAAAACATTAGGCGCCCCTGTTAATTCATTAACTAAAGGAAGCGTACCACTTGTAAATACAATAGATGAGATGGGCGACCATAACGATGATGTAGATTCGTAGTTCTGTGTCATAACAAAATAACCCGATGTAGAAGGTTGAGGATTTAAATTTGTGGCTAGTGGTGTTGTTGGTGCATAATAATTTTTATAATTTTTATTACTTATTTGTAATTGATAAGGGAAGGTAGTAGCGCCACCACCGAGACCAACATTTTTATAATCAAAATTATTTAATAAATTGTATAAATCAGAATTAAAAGACATTGTAAAAATTTCGCTTGTTGTAGGGTTACCGATAGAATTATTACAAGAGGACAAATCAGACCACCCGCGAGCATCAAAATAGAAATCAAATAATTTACTATTTTCATTATATACTAATTTCGCGGGTTGTGTTGCTATTGGTCGGGAAGCAGCAACTGGTAATGCATTTAATTGAGTTTGTATATCATCAAAACAATTTTGAATAGTTGTATTAATTAATTTAGAAAAATGGTCGTAAGAATATAACCAATAATAAATACCGCGTCTATCGACGCTTGTTGTTGGTAGTTGAGGTAATGGAATGCCCCCATTTGTAAATGCATCTAATGATTCAGAAACATAAATTACATCTTTTGTCGAGTGAAGTGTTGCAAGAACAACGCTAACGCCGTCATTATATTTAATTTTTGCATCTATTCTTATTTTTAATGTTGTTAAATTTCGGTTTGATTGTCCTGTTTTTATTGGTAATACTGCAAGCGGTAAATCCTTATTTGGACCTCCCATCGAAAATCTTATGATGGAAAAATAATATTTACTTATATTATTTATAATTGGCGTACTTCTTGTTTCATTGAATTGTAAAACATTTGAATCCCCGCCGATTTGTTTGTCGCTATCTGGTCCGCTTACTATATCAACATTATAATATAAAATGTCTGGATCTCCGTCTTTGTCTATTTTTCCACTACTTGTTATATAACTATTGTAATTCATATATATATATATATTTAGATTATATTTTTATTTATTAATTATTTCATAAGTTAAATAAATTACTACATCTTCTATATTTTCTAATTCATATTTATTTTTATAATGAATAATAAATTGGTAAAATTGGTCTAGTGTATAATCTTTATAAAGCAAACGCACCGCGCACCATCGACCGCATGTATTCGAATTTTTTTCATTTTGGAATTCAAAAGTATTATAATAAACTTTATAACCACTTTGACGAAGTAATTGAGTTAATCTTTTTGTTTCCATATCTAGTTCATCGCGTTTCTCTTCAGTAAGCCATTTCATCGGTTCATCTGGTTTAAGTCCGTACGGGTCAAAGAAATCTATTCTATCTTTTTTTTTAGTCATACAAACCCAGTGCCCGGCGTCTTCGTTTATCGTATTGAAGAGCAACATACAACGCCCTTTATCATCGAACACATCATCTATATGTTCTACTTCATTTAAATAAGGATAAACACAGATGAAAATGTCTTTTCCTAGTATAGTTTCTATATCACTATCTGATAAAGCATATAATTTTGCTTTTTCTAAATCTAAACCAGAACCAGAACCTGTCGCTGGTTCTTCTGATGTTGAGTCATCAGGTTGTAGTGGTTCTTCCGTTGTTGTAGTCTCTCTTGTAGGAATTATTAGATTAGGTGGTGTTATTGAACTAGATGCTGACGAACTGGTTGCCGCTGTATTAGTTGCTATAGTATCTGGTGTAACTGCCGGAACTGTTCTTTGTTTTCGTCCTAATAAAAACTCTACTAATGTAATATGTTGTACTTTAAGCATTCGCATTATATTATCATTGTTAAACTCGATTAATTCTTTTTGTCTATTAATTTTTCTAATTAAATTATCTAATTGTCCTTCAATATTAAATCTTTTTCCTGTATCTGTTAATTTTTCTATTTCTTTTTTTAAATTTTCAAATTCGATATATAATTCTTTATTATCTTCGAGTCTATCATTTATCGCTTCTTGTACTCCCATTAAAGATGGTTCATT